GATGGGGAGGAACCTCTGGTGTAGATTGGGCTATCAAAACTAGTGCTGCTAATAAAGATAGTTTACAAGAAGATGCGTATAAGTCCTCTCCAAAAGGCAAGGGAGCTAAAACTCCTGCAAAACCAAGTGAAAGGATTAAAGGCTCTAAAAAGAATAAAGAAGGTTCTGCATCTAAAGCTAACAGTAAAATTTCAGTAGGTTCTGTTTTAGAAACTTTAAAAGAAAAAGTAAAAAAACATAACGAGAAGCATGGAAAAACAAAAGGCAAGCGTGTAAGTCTTGGAATGCTCAAGGCTGTATACCGAAGAGGGGCAGGCGCATTTTCTTCTACTCATAGACCTGGAATGTCTAGGTCTGGTTGGGGAGTAGCAAGGGTTAATGCTTTCTTAAAGCTTGTAAGAAGTGGCAGCCCATCTAACCCTAAATATAAACAGGATAACGATTTATTGCCTGCAGGTCATGCAAGAAAATCATCTAATAAACCAAAAAAAGATAATAAGGATTTTACTATGAGTGAAGAAGTTATTTCAGAAGAAGTTGTTATTGACTCAGAAGAAGTTTCTGAAGATTCCGATATGCAAGAAGAAGTTGTTGAACCTACAGGCGAACAACAACTAGAGCATGATGAGAGTCTAGGTGAAGAGAAAGAAGAAGAAGATACTCAAGCGCCACCTCCAGTTCCACCTGTAGAGGATTCGGAAGATGTTGATTGGGAGTTTTTAGATCTTGCTATGCAGGGTATACTTTCTCAACAAGATGCTCAGTTAAGTACTGAGCAAAGAAATGCTTTAGCAGAAGATGTTTTCTGTGGTCCTGATCGTTCATTCCCAATTCCTGACTGTGCGCATGTTACTGCTGCAAAACGTCTGATTGGGAGATACAAAGGTTCTGATTCTGTTAAATCTAAGATTATGGCTTGTGTAAATAAGAAAGCCAAAAACATGAAATGCGACAAGTCAGACGATTACTTAGAGCTAGAGTCTAGATACTCTGATCTTTTGAGTAAATACAACTCTTTAGAAGATAAACTTTCATTAATTGTTGAAAATATTTTAGAAAAGAAAAATGAAGATTCTTTTGAAAAAGTTGAAGAAAAGCTTGAAAACGACACTACTGAAGAAGTAATAGTGAATGATGTTAAAGTAGTTAGTCCTTCAGAGCATATCTCAGAGAAAGAAACTGAACAAAAAATGACAAAAAAGCCTGCAAGTAAATTAGGTGTTTTTGAACAATCTATTGTAGATACTTATAAAGAAATCAAAATTGAACATGGTGAGATTTCTGCTGAAGACTATTTGGCTAGCAAGGCCAACTACTTACCTCGTGGCTTCCACCCAAATAAACTTTAATATATACATTTAATTATTAGGAGATTAAATTATGGCTATTTCAAGATTTGCAAGCCGTTTTAAGACTCGTACGGATTTAATGGACAACATTACTCCAAACAACGTTGTCCAATCTAACGTATCAGTTCCTCATGGTGAATGGAAGCCCGCTTCTTGGCTTCCTGTTGTTTGGCAGAATGAAAAGAGTAAAGACTTCTTTGTTATTTCTTCTGGTAAAGTTGTTTCTTTTGACTCATCAGGTCGTGTTGTACCTTCAGGTCTTCTTCGTCGTTGCCTTGATGCTGCAAATGTAAATACTGCAGCTGTTATCGATTATGATGCAAATGATAAAGCAGCACGAGTAATTGATATTACTACAGGCGAGTTTGTTGCAGGTCCAAAAGATGTAACTCTTCGTGGCTTTATGCAAGCTGCTATTGGTAATGGTTGGCTTCCTGGAGAGAGCATGCCTAGTGAAGATGGTAGCGAACTCGCTAACCTCAAAGCACTCGCAAAGAAGTTCATCTCTGCACCTGTAGGTATTTGTGCATATGATGTATATGCATGGGCCGGTGACGATCCTGCTAACTTGCACTTCACCAACTATCAGAAGCAACACCTTATTCAGTTCTTTACTGACATTCAAATGAAGGCTGCTCACGTTGCTGCGGCAACCGCTGAAACTGAGCTTACAGCGGCTTTTAGTATTGGTAACGGTAAAGTTCTCACTAACGCTAGTGTTAAAGCTATGGCTCGCTACAAGGGACTTCCTCTTTCATCTGATATTGTTGGCCTTAAGCTAGATAAGCCTGCTGCAGCACACACTTCTCGTACACCTGTAAGTATTACTTTTGGTGATGCAACAGTTGTTCGTAGACGTTCAGAACCATCATTGATTAGCAAGGCTGGTGATTTTTATCTTGATGATGAAGCTTCTATTGTTTTAATTTTTAACACTGGTGGAGCTGATAAGCCTGCTCAATTTGCTTCAGTAGTTTACTACCAGTACGAGGGTGCGACTTCAGCTGCTACCACTTCTCTCCAAGAGAGATACATTCACTTTGTAGGTGATTGTAAGCCTGGCGATTTCGTTACTTTTGATAAGCTTTCAAACATGGTTGTCAGAAGCGCTTCACTTTCTCTTACGGATAACGATGCAGGTGATGAGAGTGCCGCAAACTCTGCACTTATCCTAGACATGCTTCAAGAGCGTGAAGACTTTACTGTTGGTCGTGTAATGGACATTATCAAAGAGCCTCGTGGTCTTCTTGAGCGTGTTCGCACTGGGTTTAAGGGTGACGAGTTTGGTGCAGATGCAAAGATGCCTGGTTCTGCAACTGGTGGTTTCTCAGATATGATTACTCTATCTGGCGAGCTACAAACTGTTGCTGATCAAATCGTTGTTGTTAACGTAAAGATTTAATTAAGATTACAGATAGAGGGAATAAATATGTCTTTTAAATTAATTGATGGAACAGAGCTAGAATTACCTAGCAACCGTAAGGCTGCCGCTCGTTATCTTGCTGACATGATTCGTAATCGTGGTCTTCTTCCCAACGAAGACAAGCAAATTAGCTGGGAGACCTTTGCTAATACTATTTCTCCAAAGAACCAAGATTTGGTACGTGCTTCGGAGATTACTCCACTTCTACAGGAGTCTATGGAGATTCTTATCCGTGAGCCTGTAGAACCAAACATGACTATCACACCACTCTTTACTCGTGTTCAGGCTCAAGGTCTTAACACTCAAATTCTTGCAGGTGCTATGGGCGCTGTTTATGCAGGTGATGTACAAGAGCATGGTACTTACCCAGAGGTTAACTTCCAAATGGGTGGTGCAGTTTCAACTGCTTATATCGGTAAGAGTGGTATTGCTGCGAGCTTTACTGACGAAGCTCTTCGTTATAGTACTTTTGATATCATGGCTAAGAACCTTGAACTTATGGGTAACGCACTCGTACGTCACAAGGAGCAAAAAGCAGTACAATTCCTTAAGCAACTAGGAACTGCTCTTTTTGACAACCTTAACCCTGCGCAATCTATCTACGGTGTAACTACTGGTCGTGGAATGAATGACGCAGGTAATGCGCTTGAAGGTAATGGTTCACTTAGCATGGATAACTTGATGCGTGCTATGGCACACATGAGTGAAGAAGGATTTACTCCTAATATTCTTCTTATGCACCCATTGTTCTACTATAGCTTCATCCAAGACCCTGTACTTCGCAACATGATGCTTGCTCATGGTGGTGGATCAATCTTTAACCCATATAGCGGAGACCCAGGTCCTTTGGCTCCTTACAGCAATGGTGCTCTTGGTGCTCGTGGTCCTTCAGCTGGTACTCGTGTTGTGAATCCTCGTGGTACTGGTACAAACGGTTCAGCACAAGCTGAGTCTATTAGCTCTGTACTAGAGCGTAGTCAACTAATGACTTCTGCACCTAACCTACCTAGTTACTTCCCGTTCAACTTGCAGGTTATTGTTTCTCCTCTTTGTCCTTACGATCCAGAGTCAGAGCTTGGTGATATCTTCTTACTATCAGGTGGTAACGTTGGTTTCCACTTGGTTGATGAAGCACCTACTACTGTCGAGTGGCGTGATGAGAATACTGAGACTGTTAAAGTTAAGATTCGTGAGCGTTACGGCTTTGCTGTTGCACATGAAGGCCAAGGCGTTGGTGTTCTTAAGAATGTTAAGCGTGCCGAGAACTTGTGGGATGGAACTACTGATGTTCAAGTTTCAGCAGTTGGTAGTGTAACTGATGCGACTGTACTAAGTAACATCTAATATGTAGATAAATCACTCCTTGAAAAATAACTGTATATGCTTAATATAAAAGCGGGGCCTAAAAACCCCGCTTTTATTATTTTAGGAGTTTTTATAATGAGTTTTTTCAAATCAGAACTAACTGAGATAGAGTTAATCCAAAAAGAAATTGATATAAAAAGTAGATTGAATGCCAATCCTAACTATATAGTAGATGAAGATAATTTCATTGAAGTGAAAATAGGTGGTAATAATGTCGATAAACCTAACAACTCAGAACAGTTACCCTCTGAACGGAACATCAACGTTTCCGATAGGGGAGGAAATTAAGCTAGAATTTACTAACTTAGTAGATGAAAAAACAGCTAAGGACTCAATCATTTTAATCGAGTCGGTTAGTAACTCAGTTGTAGAAACTGATATAAAAGTATACGTATTAGACGCAAGTAATAATGAGATTGAAGACGTATTCTTAGAAAGACAAGTTTCACAAAAAACATTAGTAATTGTTAAGCCTAAAGCTTACCTTAATGAAAATAGTAGCTATGAACTATTCATCAGAGGGGAAAGCTTAGAAGAAGTAGCTTCATTAACAGAAGAGTTTTCTAGTAGTACTATTTCTGAAAAGACTGTTTTTGGAACAAGTTTAAATGATGTATTTACTGATCAAATCAGAGTGTATGGGTCATATACTGGTAAAACTGAAACTTATTTAAATGTTGAAATAGTTAGCGGTGGTTCAGGTTCTGGAGCTAAATATATTTGGTGGTTTAATAATGAAGCTAAACCTACAGGCAGTAAAAGGCTTAATAGAACTGTAACTAGGTGGAGGAGCCTTAATAGAGGTTGCTATATTAAATTTTATGGTGGCGAATATACTTTAGGAGATGTTTTTAAAGTAAAAGTTTTCCCTAAAGAAAAGCTAGCAAACTCATATAGAATTAGCTTTGAGACATCAAGTGACACTTTAATAATTAAGCCAGAAGTTACTTCTGAGTCAGATATAGGTCTAGTTACTCCTGAAAGTACACAAGCTTCTTTTACAGAAGCTTTACGTATAATTGATATGCAACCTAGAAATGGGTCTATCAATAATTCAATCTCTACAAACAAAATTACAATATTTTTTAACAAAAATATAAAAACAGCAAGTGTTAATCAAAATAACATAAAGCTGCTTAAACAGTCTGTTTCTGGATTTTTTAACTCTAAAGGTGGAGAAGAAAAAATACCAAAAGAAATTATAATAGAAAATAATAAGATTATTTTGGAGTTTTAATATGAAATGCTTTTCTTTAAATTCTACTGTGAAGCTTAGAGTTCTTTTTTATAACGACTGTAAAGAAGCTACTAATGTAGACAATATAAATCTAACAGTAACAAAACCTGATGGAACTACAGTTAGCTTCAATGATACTAATCATACCTTTGTTAACGTAGATACAGGCTATTACTATTATTCATATACAGATACAGCTTTGGAAGGCGAGTATAAACATCTTTGGAATGTAACTATTGATGGTGCTGTTGTATCTAAGGAAGATAAATTTGAAATAAAAGGTGGCGGTTCAGTTGATTTCAAGTTTATAGAACTTGAAAAGAATGAATTGATTGTAGTTGAGCTTCTTTCTTCTATAGAAGCTGAAGATGGAAGTTCATTAAATACAAATGAGTATTTATCTTTTAGCACAGAATATGATCCTTTTTATTGCTCTACAGACATGCTGTTAATGGAACTAGGTCCTTGGGCAGAAGGAATACCTGAAGAAACTTTAGCTTTAGCTATTCATTGGTCATCTATGGAAGCTGATTATATTACATGCAAAAAACCTGTTAACGATAGACATACTTATGCTTTAACAAGATTTGTTATGTATGATGCTGCAATTAGATTGTTGACAATGCCTACAGGTGGCAGCACCAATAGTGGAGCTAGAAAAGAGTTAGGTGACTTACTAATAGAGTCAGGACAACTAGATATTAATATTAAAGACTTGTTAACAGAACTTAAACTAGAAAGAGATGAATGGTGGCGTGTAGTTAATGCAGGTGGAACTATTGTACCAGGGCAAGGGTTAGGACCTACCTTTGCTACTAAAGGTGGTGCAAATAAAGATCCTAACATTTCAAGAGAATGGCACGATCCGTGGAATACTTATTATACTCAACCTAGTGCTAATTCTAAATATAGAAAGCCGGGAGAAAAGAAGTATAAGAGTGGATTTACTAGATGGTCAGAACATTACATTACAAGTGTTACCAAGGGGACTAGAAGATGAAACGAAAGCTTTATAAAAGTTCTAAAGAAATAGATTTAAGAAAGAACTTCGATAAGCTGCTATTTGGTGATGCTAACTCGATAGCACACAATCATCTAGTTCTTTTAAGGAAAAGAAAAAAAGATAGTCAAGGTCAAGATATAAAATGTACTTGCGTTAGTAATATAACTCAAGAAGCCAATGTAGAAACCAATTGTAACTTTTGCCTAGGTGAAGGTTTTATATGGAAAGAAACATTTCACAGGTGTTATTCAACTTTAATTGGTGCTGACGGTGGTAAAGCTAACAGAACTAAAAGGATAGAGCCTGGATTTATAAGAACAGATTATAAAATATTCTATTTTAAATTTGATACAAAAATTTCATATAAAGATAAAATTATTGAGTTACGACTTGATAATGAGGGTAAGCTAGAAGTACCATATCAAAGATTGACGATATATAAGCCTGAAACAATCCAAGAATACAGATCAGATTATGGTCGTGTTGAATATATTGCTGTTTATGCAAGAGAAGAAAGCTCAATAAGAGAAAATCAATGATGAAAATTGAAGACAAAAAGGCTCAAGAAATCATATTGAATTTTATTGATAGCGACAATAATGTTGCGCATTCTATGCACAGTAAAATTGAAGAAAAAGACTTAAATCCTTTTAAATTTAATTTAGATGATTTTTTACCTAATGAAAACCCTTTGGATTTAAATAAGTTTTTTGAACTTAGCTCTAGCATTATAGAAAATGCTCAAAAAAACATTAAAGAAAATTCTATAGTAAAACTAATTGAAGAATACCCACCAGAATCATTACATAGTTATGGTAACGAGGTGATAACTTTTAAAGTTGTTGAGCGTAAACCAGGAATGATGGATCGAAAAGGAAAATCTAGGCCTCAAAGAAAAGCTAAGTATAGCTATGAGTATTTAGACGAAAATCAACCCAACAAGGTAGTTACAGTAGAAACTAGGCCTGTAGACCATATCATTGAGTTTAACTGTTGGGCAGTTAATAATAAGTTAGCAAACAAAAGAGCTATTTGGCTTGAAAAATTACTAATAAATACTGCATTTGTTTTTGTAGAAAATGGTGCGGAAAGATTTTTTTGGAAAGAAAGAAAATCCGACACCTATATTACTGTAAATAATCAACGTATATTTTCTAGACCTGTACATTTTTTTCTTAGATTTAGAGAGTTTGATGCGAGAGCATATTCTACTTTAAGATCATTTTTTATTGAGAATCATATAATCAACAATAAAGATTAAGGAGCCTCTATGGTTACTAGATATAATAATTTAAGTGGAGTTGATGCAAACTACATTGACGGTAGTTTTGCAGCTATTACTCAAGCTTCGGGATCGCAAAGTGTTCTCGTAGCAGCAGGTGCTGAAAAAGGTCGTTCTAATACTCCTTTTTTAGTTCAGGATCTTGGAGTTGCTACAGCAGCTTTCGGTAAGGATTCTGACCTTGTAAAAGCTGTATCTCAACTTTCAGATAGTCAAGATTTAAACGTTTTTGCTATTCGTGTTGGTGGTAAGCAATCACATTTCATTATTGAAAAAGACATTCCAGATTCTGCTGAAAAGGAAATTCTTGTTAGAATTTCTCCAGTAGAGCGTGGTGCTAAAACAAACTTTGATGAAATTAAAGTAGCTTTTTTACCTTTTGCTGATGGTGATATCATTAGACAAAGAGTAGTTTTGTTTGATGCTTCTTCAGAGACTGTGCTTTTCGATAGTGAAGAAATTCTTTCTATTGATGATACTCAGTTTGAAGTAGAGTTAAATAATGATGTTGGTGAAATTCTTGTTTCAACAACAACTACTTTCACTGGAGGTGATTTAACTACTACAGCTAAATTCAAAGAGCTAGGTGGAAAAGATGCTAGAGGTGTCTATGTAATTTCAGAACTTAAAAGTTTAAAAGAGTTACTTGACGCAACAACAACAGCAGGTTTAAGTATAGAAAGAACTCCTGATGTAATTACTGCAGCAACAACAGCCTCCTACAATGCTTGTACAATCTCAAGTATTAATGGTAGCAGTGATATTAGCTCTAGTAAATGTGAAAGATTTGCTGCATTTGAATCTATGTATGCTGATGTTGAAGACGTTGCTGTAGACTTTATGCATTTTGATAAAGCTTATGTAGACTGTGACACTATTCCTGCATCAGGATTAAGTGCAGCTGAATTGCAAACTTGGGATCAACAATATTTAGGTACTGCTCATAAAGCTAATGTTAATGGTCAATGTTATGTAACTATGTTTGCTTCGCCTGATCCATTGTCAGCAAGCCATGTTGTTACTACAGGTGCAACTATTACTCATGGGAGTGGAGTAAAAGTAGAAATAATTCCACATGCTGAGTCCTTAGAGTTAGGTTTGCTTTTAACTCTAAACGACATTCGTTTTAGCACTGTAGATGCTACAGCTGCAACTCTTTCAAAAGAAGAGTTTATTGGAAGTGACGGTCGATTAAAAACAGTTATTAAATCTGATAGCTTCAACCATGCAGGACCTGTAAATTGTGGAATGTTTAGCGTAGGTATAGTTTCTCCTGCTACACTAAATGCTCCTGTACTAACTGCTTTAACTGCTGCAACATTTATGGATATTAAACCTCTATTTAGCCTTAATGGCGATGCTGCAGGCACCAATAGTATTGACAAAGCAGTGTTAACTCACTTTGATCTTACAGGAGAATTAATTCCTGATGAGGCTGTAGATCAATTAATGCAAGTTGTTGATGGTAAGTACAAGCTTGCAGATACCGCTTATGCTAGAGAAGTTAACTTTGGTCACCAAGCAGCTTCTATTGCTTACACATCTTCCACTGAGTATAAGTCAAGTATTGCTGTAGTAGGTACTACTAAACCTAGAGGTGGTCGTCGTCAACTTAATTCATGGGCAGGTACAGCTCCTACTTATGCATTAGATGTAAATGGTGATTTAGTTGTAGAAACTAATGGTACTAAATTTATGGGTAGCAAATACTTGTATGGTAATACTAGTTATCGTCTTAATGAAAGTGCTAACGGCTTAGCTTATGGTGGTTTTATCCAAACTACTAAAGGTTTTGGTATTGACAGTTCAGACGAGCTTAAAGACGAGAGAGACAATCCAGTAGATATTGGAAAGCACCTTCTTGTTGTAGGCGCACATGGTGTTGTGAATATTAATCAAAACGAATTTATCTCTACTAACTTGGGTGCAAAAGTAATTGAAAAGCTTGCAAGTCTTCCAATTAATGAGGAGCCTATTGGTCCTATTAATGGATTGCTGCCTGGTGTTTCAACAACAGGTGCAATTAATAGTCGTGCGTTGCTTAATGATATTGCTCTTGGCCGAGTTATTATGACTGGTACTGATGGTAGTATTGCTAACTTTAGAACTGCTGCATTGCCTTCAAGCGATTACACTCGTGTTTCTACTATTAGAGCAATGAACTTTGTTTTGGATGCAGTTCGTAGCGTTAGCCTTAAGTATCTTGGTAAAGCTTTCTCTGATACACAACTAGCTGCTCTTGATACTGAGCTTTTAGGTACTATGAGAGCGATTAAAGCTGAAGGTATTATCCAAGAAGGTACTGTTTCTGTTTCGGCTAGTAGACTTGATAGAATCAACGGTCGTTTAAATATGCGTGTTGAAATGGTACCACCTTTGAGTATTGAAGCAATTAGTATTGATCTAGTTGTAAGTGCTCCACAAGCTTAATTATAGGAGATTTTAATTATGTCAAGTTTAGATTATTCAAAGACATACTCTAGTTACTCTGGAGTAGATATCAAAGTTGTTGTTGGTGGTAAAGAGATGGGTTCTATGCAAGCTATTTCTTATGCTATTCAGCGTGAAAAAGCACCTATCTACGTTATGGGTTCTGTAGACCCTATCTCTTTTTCAAGAGGTAAGCGTGGTATTGCAGGTACTATGATTTCACTTATGCTAGATAAGCACTTTCTAGAGCATGATGGTCTTTCAGCAGTTAAAAAGCCTCTTTTAGATAAGGGTGAAATCTTTGCAAAGCCAGGCACAAAATTAGGCGAAAGTACATTAGGGAATGTTGAATCACAAGGAGCAGGAATAGTAGCTGGTGATGGTGCTAATGCCACTGTACCAACTTACAATGCTACAGGAAAGTTTGACGCTGATTATCAAACAGCTAATCCTTTTTATGTAGATCAAATTCTTCCATTTGATGTTTCTATTGTTGCTGTAAATGAATATGGTCAAAAAGCTACAATGCAACTATTTGGTTGTGAGATCTTGAATGAAGGTTCAGGTTTCTCAATTGATGATATTGTTGTAGAAAATCAAATGACTTATGTCTGTAGAACTATTTTACCTTGGACTAGTTCTGATTCCTCTACAAAAGCTAGTCGAAGAGGAACTAATGCTACTAACTAGTAGTTAAGTTTTAGTAAACACTTGTAGAATAAAATAAGATCTTTTAGTAAGCTAACAATAAAAACACGTTAGCTTACTAAAGGGTGTTTATATATGAGAATTATAATCGTTAGTCTTTTTTTAATGACTTTTGCTCTTTGCAAAGAAGTAAAAGCGCAACCGCAAAAAAATAATGTAAATACAAATGTAAACCCTATAAATGTTGACGTTAATGAAGGTAGTAGGGGGGTGAGTAGGAGTACTAGTTATAGAAGTGATGGTAATCGAGATCGTAAAAGCAATCCTAGGGATAGAGCTCATGTGGCTCTCAAGAAAAGAAGAGAAGATGATGAGTTTGAGAAAGAGTATCAGGAATATTTAAGGTTTGTAAATGATCACAACAAAAGAGTTGGCAATAAATTTGAACTTCCTGTATTAACAAAAGAACAGTACATAACAAACTATATATTCAGACCAGGAACTTTGCCTGCTACTGAATTATACTCAATCATTACAAACAATACTGTTTCTTCTTTAATAAGCAACAATCCCGATTTAAACTTAAGCGAGCTATATCGTCTTGCTGACAAAAAATATAATCTTAAAAAACCAGAAACAAAACCTTCTCCTAAAGCAATAGCGCCGAAAGCAAATTATAGGTATTCTTTTTCAGGATCAGACTGCAATGTATTTGCAAAAACTAATAATAACAGTCCGATACATTTAGATTCTGTAAGTACTGTATCTGTTTCCATATATGAAGCAAAAGCACCTGTTAGGAGACTAGGGTATTCTTCTCCTGTAGGGTTTACAGGTAATATAAGAACTGTTGCAGGCTCTATTATTTGTGTACTTAGAGATAATCATCCGTTAAGTGAGTTAATGGGTTATCCAAACAAACATAAAAAACATCGAGATGATAAAGATGAAGTTTTTAATAGCTCCAATTTTAATTCAGGGGCATTATTTCCATTTGATTTAATGTTAATGTATAAGAACGAAGTAGGTGATGCTTTAGGCTTTTCAATTTATAATGTTGAAATTATATCTGAAGGTATTGTTACTTCTACAAATGATATGATTACTGAAGTAGTATTACAGTTCCAAGCTACTCATATAGATCAAATAGAAAAGAAGAGTTAAGATGGCATACTACCCATATCAATATTTTTCAGGAGCTAATATACGTGTTGATTTAGGTGGAGGCAACTTAATTGAATGCG